ATGTAAAAGAAGCGCCTTCTGGAAACATTGGGCGATTGTCGCTGCCTTGCCATGATTGCGGCCAATATATGCCTCTATCTTCGGAAGAAATGCGAGTACCAAGGTCATCTTTTGATCGACCAAGAATGTCTCCATTATCTTTAGTCAACTGGCCGTTTTCATCGCGCTCTAATACGAGCACGTTAATAGGCACCACGTCGTAAAGGCCTAAAGTGTTATTGCTAGAAGGGGAAAATGCTTGGCTATAACCATCGACGATGATGGCTCCGCCTTTGTTTGCTCGATAAGTGTAATCTTGTGCGCCTTGCCCATCCTTGCTTGGGTCTTGCTCTGCGTTGCCAGGCGGAAGCTGAAAGTCACCAAACTTCAGCGGACCGCTGGCATTGTTGCCATAGAGCCAGTATTTTTGAGCAGGAAAATCCTCCAATGGGGCCTGGCCAAATGCAGTGAAGCCATATTCATAAGCTTCAATATCTCCAGCTCCGACAACGCCAAGCATTTGAATGAATTGCTTGTTGCCAAAGCTTTGTACAGCCGACCAGACCAAGGACGTATTAACTCTTAGTCCCCCAGCGCTTTTGTTATCGTCCTCTTTGTTGGTATAAACCAAATTCACGGGATCGCCATAGCGTGCCACTTCCTGAAAAGAATTGAAGCCATAACGTGGGCCAAAGATGGCATTGCGACTTTGCTTGCCAACTTTTTGTTGCTCAGGAAGCTCTGGCTTGGGCGCTAATAAAGCAGCGCCTACCTGCGCAAGTACACCAACAATACTCAAGACAATTGCAACTTCTGCGCCTGTGTTTCGTACATCAAAAACAGTGCCTACTTTTTCGTCTCTGTAATTTAATTGTGCAAGATAAAACTGCCAGTATTCTTGTTCCGTAATGCCAAGTGCTTCAATTAATTGGTGCTCGTAGGGCAGTAATTTACGCATCGGCCTTTGGCTTAAACCAGTTGAATTCTCTTGTCGTCTTTGACGATAAAGCAATGCTAACACTACGTCCTCTTGGAGCAATGCAAATAATGCTTTTGTTTGCTATTGTCCCCAATGCGCTGCGCTGTCCAAGCATTGCCACGCAACCAGACGATGGACTAAGTGTTCTGTCAGCATTTTGCAAAAGCCAACGAGCCATTCTCAATGGAGGGAGAGTGTTTTCTTGATAGTTCTCATAGGCCCAAGCAAAATCAGCAGCATAATCATAAAGACCAAGCCTTCGTCTGATTGCACAAAACAATTGGAAACAGTCTGTAAAACCCAAGCCGTCATCGGGAGAAGCCCCCCATTTATATTGCAAGCCAATGAGATCATTCATGACTAGCGGAAGCTCACTTCTGCTGTCACTGGCAAAATGCCTACATTTGTAGTGTTAAACGTACGTCGTGGGAAATTTGCTCCAACGCTATCCATGGCGCTTCTGAAGCGTAGTTCAACAGTAGTGTCATCAAACGATGCGCCTACGCCGATATAGTATTCGTCATACGATGCAACGGTGGAATAGTTTTCATAGCTTGAAAGACTTCCCGCGTTGCCTAGCCATGCAGTTTTAAAAGATAATCGACTAAGCCTATTGCCATCGCCTTCTTCAACCAGTGCCACGCTAAATTCACTGTGTGGGAACAGCACACGCAATAAGGCATTTTCTCCGTTCAACGAAGCAAGAGAGCCTTCTGCTCTGAATGGCGCAAATTCATACAACGGCACGCTTGTACCAGGCACTGCCACTTGAGAATCATTTGTGCCATAGAAAAAATTCTGATAACGATGAGTGGTGCCACTAATCGGAGTGCCACTAGCTGTGATGCCACTAGCCGTGGTAAGTTCTAAAAAATTGGCAACAATAATCTTCTCGCTCATGACAACTCACCAATCAATCGCACTGTAACATTGCTTATCCCATTGAACACGGCCTCAATTGCAGGAGGCTCTGCATATTCCCAGGAAATACTGTCTGGCGCTCTTAGCTCATCGCCAAAGGCGCTGTTCATTCCAGAAAACATTTCAGCAGGCAGAGCAAATCTGTCTACGCTGCCGTTCTGTCCATAGTAATGGTCAATAATTTGCTTGGCCAATGCATCAGTGATGTTTGTAAATTGAAGCTCAATGGAATGACCATAAGCTTTATTGCCAAATACGCGCTTGACCGTAGCGCCTGATAAAGCCCGATAAGTTTTAAGAGGGAATTGCCCCGCTGAGTAGGTTCTCGATGCAGGGCGAATAGAAGGAAAATCAGCCATTAACGGATGCCAATGCGAGAGCGAGTGGATGGACTTTGTTGTATCTTATCAAGGGCCATATTCATTCCCCTAGTAGCACCGCCTGCAATCGAAGCACGGCGTGTTTCAGCCATTGCAAGCTCTAATTGCTCACGGCTTACATACTCTACGCCATTAATCTTTGTGCTTTCAAACTTAAGCGTAAGCGGAGCAGCATTAGCCATGCCTGGCGCATTGCGCCCCATTAAATCACGAGCAGAACGCTCGCCGTTGATTTGCACTGGAATGGCGCGACCATTCGGAAGGGGCACAACGGCTTCGTTATAACGCCCTTCGCCTACGAGGCCGAGAGTGGGACCAGAGACAACGCCTCCATTGGCAAATGCTTGGAAGCCGCCAGGGGCAATGCCGCCATCGGCAAAGGCCATGCCAGCGGGCATTTGGGCGACGGGCACATCAACGCCTTGAACAACAGAAGATTGCCCGCCGCCGCCAAATCCCGCAAACATCTTTGCAATGCCAATAGCAATGTAAGTGGCAATCATCTGCGAAGCAGCTTGAGAAAGCGCTTGACCAACGCTTTGCAAGAAGCTTGCAAACACTTCTTTGGCAGTTGCAGTGCCAGCGATGAGCCCCGCAACGCCAGTTGTCATCGCCTCTCCAAATGCATTGCCAATGCCATAAATGGATTGCTTAATTGCTTCATTTCTGGTTTCAAGAAGCGTAAGTTGATTTTGCAACTCGGCAAATCGAGAAGCTTCTTCCTCCGTCGCGCCACGACCAATCGCCTCCATATATCTATCTTCTGCTGGCCCAATAAATCCAGCCGCAAACCCCATTCCCCCCAGTGGAGTTTCGCGCTGTATTTGGCCCCTTAAGGAAGCCTCTGCACTTGATTGTTCAAGCCTGAGTCTTTCTCGTAACAGAGGAAGATAAGATTCCAACCCCTGGGTGAGCTGTTTGATTTTTTCTACATTAGAGGCGTTCAATTTGTCCGCTTGTTCTTGAGTCAGAATTCCATCTTTAACCAACTTGTTGTTTGCCGCAATTTGCTCATTTGCCATTTGTACGCCAAGAGTCGCTCTTTCCCTTGTCTCGCTAATTTTCTGTTCAGTATCCAGCGCTTCGCCAAAGAGGCCAGATGTCATTAACCCAATGCGATTTTGAAGCAGCGTATTTTCTAGGCGCTGTTGCTCAACAGGAACGATGGATGCAGTGTATTCGCGAATCAGAATATTTAGCTCTTGCTGAGCTTGAATGTTGGCATATTTAATCTGAGCATTTTCTCTTTCTTTTGCATTGATCGCCTCTTGACTCGCCAGCGCGGAAGAGTAGTCTTTTTTCTGTTCTGCTCTCACTCGCGATGCAGGCATGCCTCCTTGGGGCTGTTGCAAGTGGCCCACTTTATACATTTGCCCCTGTGGCCCCCTTACATTGGCCGTATAGCCAAGCCCCCCTTCCATGCCGGCACTTTGCATGGAATAACCGGGAGCAAGATTCAAGGGCGTATTGGTAGGGCCGGCAAGGTCAATGCCGCGATGGAAAGTGCTGGCGCCAGGAATACCTGTGTTGCGAGGGCCATAGCCGCTTGTCATTTGCAATTGACGACGCACCGCGGGATCAAACAACGCACGCGCTTCTGTTTCCGAAATGCGACTTCCATCGGCTCGCCTCACATCAAAATGCGGACCACTAGAAATGCCAGTACTGCCTTGCATGAGACCAGTGACAGCGCCAACACCGCCGCTCCCTGCAATATAGGCACGTGACTGCGCTTCTGTTTCTGCTTTCACTGTTTCAATGCGTGCTCTGCGTATCGCTTCAATACGACGAATTTCAATGGCTTGGAGATCGCGCTGGAATTTTATTTCTCGACTCATCCATTCGTTTTGCCCCGCCTCTAAGAAGTCATATTTAGCCTGCTGCAAATTCTTCCATTGATCAAATTCCATTTCATTTAGATCAATGGCTTGCTGAGTGCCTATTTTCATTAGGTCGGCCTCGTACTTGCGCTTATCGTCGGCAAGCTTGCGAGCTTCTTCCGCTGCTTTTTGTTGAGCTTTGATGGCTTTTTCGTCCGGGCCTTCGACTCCTATGTCAAGCCCCCCCTGCTCTTTTAATTTTTGACTTTGCTTAATAGCTTGATTGATATATTGTTCTCCTTTCTCTCCCGCCTTGTCAAAGCTAGTAATATTTTCATTGACCTTAGTGAGCACGCCATCAAGCGCCAATTCATTTGCCTTATAACCATTAGAGCTGGCCTTCAACACTCTTTTGTTAATCAATCCAAGCTCAACAAGCTTATTGCCAAGTTCCGTTGTAAGCTTTATATCTCGACTCATTCCAGCAGTCGCGCCTTCGCCTCTTGAGCCTTCTACTTTTTGAGCCGACTGGATTTCGGCCTTCAACTTCTTGTAGGTTTCAAGGCGATCCTTGATATTTCCAACGGCTTCTTTTGTTGCCCCCACGTCTCCCAGCTTTGCAGAGCTCTTCGCTAAATCTTCCATGGATTTAGCGTCGCCAGAAATAGCCGCCAGTTGACCGCGTAGTTCAACGATGCGTGCGACAAAAGCGCTAATTGCAACCAATGCAATACCGATTACGCTCTTAATCATTACTGTTTGAACGGCAGTGCCAAATTGATACATAGCGACAGTCGTTTGTTGCGTTGCCACGCGCATGCCAAGCGTCACTTGTGCATATACAACTCCCTGTGCAATAAATCGACCAATTGCGACAAGAGCAGCGCCAAGACCGCTCGTGGCAAGCGCTTTAAATGCTGTTGTCAGAAGAAGCGTTTGCACATAAGCGCCAGCAAGATAACGAACAATGGGGAGAGCGAGAAGTCTTCCAACTTGCAACGCAAAAGCGCCAAAGCCTTGAATCAATACTGCTACTTGCTGGAATACATATTTAAGATTCTCACCAATGCCAACCAGTGTGGGTACTAATGTTTTGAGGATATTCGCAAATTCCTGAGCTGCCGGTGTGGCGGCCTGTTGTCCACTGAAATAAGCATTAACACCATCAGTAGCGTTTTTTAAAGTTTGAACAAATGGGACCATCACTGCATTTACAACGCCAATTGCAGCAGGTTCAAAGCTTTCGTACAGTTTTGCCGTCGCATTTTGCATGCGATTCATTGCGCCTTGGAAAGTTTTGGCCGCGCCTTCTGCGCCAGGGCCAAACTCTTTGTTCATTTCGTTGGCGACATTGCGCAACAGCTCACGCATCTTGCCGCCTTTATATTCGCCATCTTCTAAAGCTTTGCCAAACTTCTGGATGGCATCTGGGCCCTCAAAACCAGCAGCCTTCGCAAAAATGCCCATGGCGCCAGGCAGCACATCACCCAACTGCCCTTTTAATTCTTCGCTCATGACTTGGCCTTTGCTGGCCATCTGAGCAAACGCATAATTAACGCGATCCACTTTGTCGGCGCTCATGCCATAAGTGGCGGCTGCTTTGCTAACGCCAAGGAATAAGTTTTGAATTTCTCCGGCAGCAAAACCTGCTGGCTCCATGGATGCAAAAAGTTTTGTAAAACCATCGCGAGCCGATTGGAGCGGAATACTGTATTTCTCTACAGCAGCCAAAATAAATTCATTCGCGTCAGCAGCAGCACTTGCACTGCCGGTGACACTCAACAATGTATTCCTAAAACTTTGCAATTGACTAACTGCGGCTCCCACTTGAGCAGGAAAATCCTGAGCAAAGCCAAGTAGTTTATAAGCCTGACCAAACAACAGCACTTGCTTAGTCGCAAAAGCAAATTCTCCGCCAAGTTCTTTGATGGTACCAGCACCTGGTAAATTACCTGCGCCGCCGCCCATTGCACGACCAAAATCACCCGCTCCTGGCACTAAACCACCAAAGCCCCCGAATCCTCCTCCCCCGCCTCCAGACGGAGGTTGCCCTCCGCCTCCAGCAAACATACTGCTTTGAGCAGTGATGCGACCCAGAGGAGACGAAGGACCCATCATGCCTGCCATAGGGAACAATGCGCTTGATCTCACGCCAGGATTAAAACCTCCACGTGCCCCAAGGCTTGTGTTGTACCACGGAGTTGGTCCTGCCACGGACTGGCCCATCGCAGACGGGCCACCAATTGCCAGTGGCAAATCCATTGGGAATTGCCCCAACGACCCACGCCCTATCATTCCCGCCATCGGGAATTGCCCCATGGAACCCAATGGTGACGACGGGCCAAGGGGAAGTCCAAGCAATTTATTTGCCTTGTTCAAAGAGTATTGTGCAACTCTGCTTAAAGGAGCATTTTCCGCCCCAATCATTGGCGCTGAAATCGGCGGAAGCCCTTTAAACATTCCACGCAAATTTTGCTGATTTAGAGCTTGCTCCGCTTGTGCTCGTGCTATATTTTCTGCGTCAATTTGCGCAGCTTTTTGTTGTGCTCTTTGGAAGCGCAAAGGCTCCATCATTTCTTTCGATGGAAGTAACCCAGCAATTTTTGTGCCACTTAATTGTTTCGTGGCTACGTCCATGGACGTAGCTAATGCACGAGTGGCTCTTGGCAGATAAGTATTGGCCGAAAAGTTACGAGCAAGAGTGTCACGAGTGTTTCTCAATGACTGAACAAAGCCTTGTGTAACTTGATCTAAAGCTCCGCCACCGGGAAAAATAGTTTCACGAGCAGCAGGCAACGACCTGTCGCGAGCGGGGGGCAAAAGTCGTCCTGCCATCTGGGCCAGGCTTCCACGTTCTGTTGCTAGTCGTCCCTGGCGACGTTCTTGGATTTGAGCAATTTGCGCGTAAGCCTGATCAATCTCTCTCGCAATAGGACCTGATTCTAGAGGGCCTCCCGTGGCGACAAAAGGGAAGGCGCTTCTACGAGAGGGCGCAAGACTAAGGATTGACTGCAGCCTTTTAAGCCTTTCTTGAAGTTTTCGCTCAAGAGCATCAAACGCTTTATCCATGGACCCAACAGCGCCAAGCTCAAAACCCTTGCCAACGTCTTCGCCAAGCGCTTTGAATACTTTTGAGGGCGATGCAATGCCAAGAATATCCTTGATGGAGGCTATAAGCGCTTGCCCCAAACTTTTTGCGGCTACCTTGATTTGCGGTTCTCCACTCTTGAGGCCATTAAGCAAACCCGCAATTGAATCCTTGCTAATTCCGCTAAGTTCTCTAGCTATTTCCTGTACATTATTAGCAATTGCTTGATTAAATTCAACCAGCCCAGCATCTGCGGCAGCTCGGTACAGCGGCTTGATATCTTGACCAAGTTTCCTTAATTGAGCTTGCGAATAATTTTCTGGTGATTTTGCCGCGCCAGTGGACTTTAGGGTTGCACCAGACAACTCGGCTTGAACTTGAATTTTAATCCCAGAAAGCTTTTCTTTAATATCGGCCCTAACTTGCCTAATATTATCACGATTCGGGGATGTTACCTGGAGAGGTAATGCAATAGCTTCCGTTTCTCCAAGAATCTTCTTTTTAATAGCATCACTATCTGCGGCACCACCCGCTAGTGATGCCTTTACATCCACTTCAATTGTTCCCAAATTTCTCTTAATACTTGCCCTAACTTCGTCAATATTTTTGACCAATGGATCCTTGACGGCCGTGGGAATGACAATTGCTTTACCGGGGCCGCCAGTAATCGCGTTGATAATATTTCTTCTAGCCTCACTGCCTTTTGTTTTAGAGATATCAGCTTCAACTTTTACATCAAGAGAAATATCTTCTTTCTTCAGCGCAGCAAGAGTTTGCTTGAAAGCATTCACTTGCTTTAGCAGTGCTTCAAGACTCGTGCTCTTTACTTCTACATCATATTTTTTCCTGCTAAGTGAATTACTAAGCAAACGCAATTCATTGCTAATTTTGTCTCTCTTGAGGCGAATATTAATATCAATCGGCTGTCCAGCAAGAGCGGACGATGCCTTCTGCAATTCCTGTCTGAAGAAATTAAGGTCAAGACCCACCTTAAGGGTCATGTCAGCATTTTGACCTGCCATCTTCAACTGCTCGTTATTGTCTTCATTCTATAATCATTGATCCTGATTACGCCCAGCAAAAGCTTTTAAATCATCAGCCAACAATGCAATCACTCTTCCATCCATTCGCCTCGTCTTCATTAGGCGCTGGAAGATAATCAAGCTTTCATCTGTAATGCCCGTATCTTTCTTAATTGCTTTGGTATCAAACGGCAAGAAGTCTTCTGGCTTCACCTTGGACTTGCGCCCTGCCATCATGCCAGCCGCCATCGTGCCGAGCTTTGCAATGGCAACGCTTTGCACGTTATATTTTGCCACGTCATGCTTATCAAGATATTTCAATGCACGCTTAATATCAGACAATGGCTGCCGACCAAATTGATCAGCATGCCATCGCCTATCGTTAAAGTCAGAAGCCGAAAGCCGAAAATAGATTTCGTTCCAATCCGTTAAGTTTTTAAGCTGGTTACGCGCTCGCGCTTCCAGCATTTCGGCTACTGAGGACCATTCCTCTTCGTCGCTTTTTTTGCTGCCACTGCCTCCTGCGTCTCAGCATTTTGCTCTTCAGCAATAAATTCAACCACTTTTGCAATGGCTTTACGAGGCAGATTTTTGGTGTCGTCAAGCTCCCAATCAGCAAGGTCTTGCCATTCGCCATCAATCAAACCCTGCCCCCGAGAACGAATGAAGGCAGTCACCATGCGGGCGTTAGTGCTTTCCACCGACGACCCGCTAGTAATCATGCCCAGCGTTTCCTCGGTGTATTCCGAAAGAAGCTCCGCTTCCGTGATCGAACCACCGCCGCCTTGCAACAGTCCAAATGCTTCATCAAGCGGAATATCTTTGGCAGTGGCGATCTTCTTGGCAAGCTGCACGGCGCGAATAGTGGCCTGGCTTTGGAGCTTACTGATTTCTTCCTGCTCGATGGCTTCAGCAACAAGCCAGCCGCCATATTTCTTCATGCGAATTTCCGGCAAAAGCTCAAAATAGTCTTCGGCCTTAGTCTGCAGAAGGAAGCTGTATTTGCTCATGATCAAGAACGTTTAACAATGCATTGAATACCTTCACTCTTTCGCTGCTAGAGCGAAATTCTTTAGGCACTTCAACCAGCATTGAATGATTTTCGTTGCTTATTCTAAGTGTCTCTTCGCGGCAAGAAATAAGACACAATATGCCCGCCTCCAGGGCCGTGCCATTAAGAGTGCAATTAATGGCATGAACGCTATTGTCGGCGCTCCATAAATAATCAATGTTCATGCACTGAACGCAAATTTAATTCGGCGTTTTAATGCTAGGCGCACATCACTCGTCTCAAACAATGCTGGTGAAGCAAGTTCATCGGTCCATTGCCGAGGATAGCCCGCGCTTGTTCCTAGCCCTTCATGCACGTCCACCGCGTAGTGATAGCCATTTTTAGGATTAGTCGCATCCCAAGTCCAAGATGCGACGATGCTAGAACTGCCTAGGTTTACATTGAAATTGTCCAGGCCACTTTCATAAAGAGCCCCCAGGTCATAAATGTCACGGCGGCCTTCACCAATTAAATCACCATTCTTTCTGCGTGTTTCTCTTCCGTATGCCCATCTGTCCATGTCTCTAAATTGCTCCTGCCAGTAATCTTTCTGAATATCTTCTGTAACCCAATTCTCAAATGCTTTGGCGAGCCTCGCAACTAAATCATTTGGACTCTTGAATGATCCGCCAACAATAATTCCACTCATGGCGCTATTAAATTACGCAGGATCAAATCGGGAATCAAAAAGCGACAACGTTCGTAAGCCACGTCATCGCCTGGGAAATATCGAGGCGTAGCGTCGGGAAATCGTCTAACCATTCTGTCCATTGCAGCGGCAAGCGTACCGCTGCTAGGCGTAAACTGCGTGAGAATCACTTCCCACACTTGACTCACTTTCACAGTACCCCCCAGTGGAGAGCGTGGATTCAACTGAGGAAACTCTCGCATCGTCACTTCTAGCCCTTTCACTTTCCATTCATTAGGCACACTTTGCCTTCCAACTACATACACCGCCGGAATAGTTGAATTGCTTGGCAGCGTATAAGTGCCAATCAAGTTGGGGGATGCAGATAGTAATTCGGTAATTGTTTCCCTGAGTTGTGCAATGTTCACAGTAAAAAGCCTCTCCGTAAGGAGAGGCTAGCAAAGAACAATAGAAAGACGAATCAGCTATTGGGAGCCGAAGGAATAATGCTGCCAGTTTCAGAGGCATTCTGGTGAATGCCAATGCGCCCACGACTGATCAAATCAAAGGTGCATTCCACAAGGTTGTCTGCGGGATAGCTTTCGTTATAGTTCATCACGCAAGCAACAAAAGCCACTCGGTCATAGTAGTAAGTGGTGCCGGAAGCACCCAGTTGCTTGTTGATTTCCACGTACACTTCGTGGTTCTTGTCATAGCGCGAAGCACTAATCACCTGGAAGGCTTCGTCAAAACTATTGGGCAGGAACACAGTGCCATCAACGTCCTTCTGGAAATAGGAAGTGATAGATGCAGTGGCTTGGCTGGTAACAATCACGCTATCAGCAAAACCGCCACCGCCAAGCAGATAGAATTCTTGGTTGCCATCGTTAAAGGCAACAGAAGCCGTGGTAGCGGCTTGCAGGGTGTAAAGAGTGGGAGCGCCGCTCACAGT